TTTGTTTAAGGAGAATTAAGAAATGACAACCTCTCGTACAATTATTGAAAAAGCAGATCTTGCCGTAGCACAGATGATTAGTGAGGGCGGCTATTTAAATGACGAACAGTCAGACACCTTTTATCGTAAACTCATTGATGAGTCTACCCTTTTGGGTAATGTTAGAACAGTTCAGATGAGAAGCCCACGTATGAATATTGATACCATTGGTTTTGGTTCTCGTATTCTTCGTGCTGCCCCTTCTTCTGGTGTTTCTCTTCCGGCTGATCAAAGAGTTCGTCCTGCCTTCGGTCAGGTTAATCTTGAAACTGAAGAAGTTATTGCAGAAGTTAGAATTCCGTATGATGCTCTTGAGGATTCCATTGAAAGAGGCAATCTGAAAAACACTATCATGCAGATGCTTACTGGTCGAGTTAGTCTTGACTTGGAAGAATTGCTTATTAATGGTGATACAAGTTCAAGCGATCCTTACCTTGCATTGCACGATGGAGCATTGGCTCTTGCTGGGCACACTTATGATGGTTCGGCCTTAACCGCCATTGACAAAGATGCTTTTAAAGCTGCTTTGCAGGAAATGCCTACCCAGTATCTTAGAAATTTGACAGCAATGAATTTTCTCATGAGTTGGCACAATGTTATTGAATATCGTGATACTTTGGCTACCCGATCTACTGGGGCCGGTGATGATTATTATTTGAATCGTCCTACTGTATCCGCATTTGGTGTTCCGATTGTTCCTGCTGCTCTTATGCCTAATGATGAAATTCTTTTCACTTATCCGCAGAATCTTATTTTTGGGGTACAGCGTGATATTATGATCGAAACTGATAAAGATATTACAAGTCGTGTATTGATTGTTGTTTTGACTATGAGAATCGCAATTCAGGCAGAAGAGGCAGATGCAATTGTAAAAGTAAATGGAATCTCTATCTAAATAAAAATGCCCCTTGAAATATAGGGGCTACACTCTTATAAGGAGAACGTAAGACATGAAAAATTATATGGAACAGTTTAAAATTTCTGTGGTAGAAAATGCCTCAGTTTATTCCTCTTCTACCACGCTTAGTGCTGTGACGGATCTTAAAGTTTTGAAAAATAAACTTTATGATACTTCCAGCTCTGCTAACGCATTTGCTTCGCTGACTGCCGGTGATGTCGTTAAAATGACTGGTTGGGAAGATTACAAAACAGAGAACAACGGAATCTTTAAAGTAGTGGAAAAAGACTCTGCCGGTGAATGGGTTAGATTTGATATGCCTTTGGTTGATTGTACGGAAGATGACCTTCCTTCTGGTGGGATCACAATGTATGATACGCCTGTGTCATGGACAGTTACTGGGGTTGCCGTTACTACGTCTTATGTAATGGCCGCTTTGGATCTTGCTGCCGATGCCGCTTTTAGTAATTCTTATTTTAAAGTAACTGCTGCTAATACAGTATCTTCTTTTGCCGCAATCGAAGCTGGTACTGCTACTTCTGAAATCGTTGTTTTTTGGGCAGACAGAACTGCCGGTTAATATCTCTTAACAAGGGGGTCTTAATGGCCCCCTTTATAGGAAATTAAATGGATTTAATTACCACACTTGCATATCATACAGCAAACAGCTATGGAACTTTAGTTGAAGCTGAATCTTATTATAGCACATATAATAGATTGGGGGATTCTAATACTTGGAATAATTTAACTGATGATCAAAAAAAGTTTTCTTTGGTTATTGCTGCCCAAGTTTTAAATACCTATAGTTTTAGAGGTATGAAATGTATTAAAAATCAAAAACTTGCTTTCCCCAGATACACTTATGCACAATTAAACGGGGATTATGCGCAATTAGATTCATTTTACGATATAACCTATACTTCAATTTTAGATGATATTGAATTAAATGTAGTTCATATCCACAAGTACATCTGCGGATGACTTTTATGACTACATTGATGACGATGATATTGTTATCAATCAAATGATAAAAGCGGTTAGAGGCGGAACTGAATATCTTACGATTAAAGATATGGATGTTGATGGGGAATGGATTCAAGTAAATGAAACTATAGAAGAAGAAACTGATTTAGCAACCGATATTTATGCCTCCGATATTTTTGGTTATCCAGATGAAATTAAATATGCCCAATTTGAATTAGCACACCAAGTAGTTGATACTAAAATTTTTCAAGGTACAATTGGGTCTGAGACTGAATACCCTATAGCCAGTTTTAGCATTTCTGGCGCAACTTCTGTTCGATATGCCTCTTCTATATCAAATGCAAATAAATTTGAAAATTCTGCTACCATAGATATCGTTAGTTATCTATTAGAACCTTGGCTTGCTGGCGTAAAAGGATATATCGTATGATAAATTTTAATAAAATACGAACCAAAGCCAATTCTTTTATGGATAAAATTCTTAATAGTGGAATGGAAACTACTATTACATATAAAATGTTCGTATCAGAATCCTATAATGATTCAACAGGACAAAAAGAAAGCACGTATAATGAATACGAATTAAACTCTGTTAAGATAGATGCTTCTTTGCAAGCTCAAATGGCATCTTCTATAATGGCTGGAATTTCATTTGGTGCGGGGGAAATAATTTATTTAATAAAATATTCGGACATGCCAAGAACAAATGTTTATAGCCCGAATATTTTAAAAGATTTTATATCTGATAATAGTGTAGAAAAACAAGTTAAAACGGCTATTCCATTACTTGATACTTTTATAAAGGTACAAGTGTAATGGCTTTTAATAATGATATAAATAAATATATTACCAAATACAAAGTTTTAGTTACAAATGTATTTCAAAGGTCTTGTGAACAAGTTTCTATTGATATCGCCGAAGGTAGCCCAGTTTCAAAAGGGGCATTACTTGGAAGTTGGACTCCATCTATAAATGGGATACAAAATGATAATTATAGAGGAGGTCAATCAGCTTGGGCTCATGGGAAAAAAAACGAAGGAATTGCAAGCGCCAATAGAGAGGCAGCAATATCTAATTTGATTCCGAGAATAGATGCCATAACCAAGTCGTTGTCTGCAAATGATGATTATTATTTTGTAAACAGCACTTCTTATATAAAAATGGCAGAATATGAAGGATGGGAATCTCAAGGGGGGACAACCGGACCTTATCACATGAGAACAAATGCCATTCAAAATTGGCAAGAAATAGTTAATAGCAGGTTAAATGGCTAATACAAATGATATACAAGAAGTTTTTAATGTAAAGCTATCAGAACTATCTGGTTTGCCATCTTGGAAACGTGAGAATCTTGGGTTATCTCCTGATGAAAATGAGATTTATATTACAAGTTCTTTAATTCCCGCAATAACAAGATTTCCTAATGTTGGAATTAATGGATTTAGGGTTGAATCCGGCACATTTGAAATACAGGTTAAAACAGTACGTGAATCGGGTTGGGGTGATTATTCTGATTTAGTAGATGATATTTTAGAACACTTTCCAAGAAATTTAATTTTAACTACGGCTATAGATTCTGACACTGATCTTGAAGTTCATATACAAAAAAGTTATGCACTTCCTGGTTATTATGACTCAAATGGAAGGTATTCTATACCAATCCACATAAGATACGAAACTTACATATTAATATGAAGGAGATTTAGCAATGACTGATGTAGCAAGAGGCAGTAGGGTAGGAGTAACCTATGCAATGGAAGATACGTGGGGATCGTTAGCCACTGATCACTTAGCATATGAATTAAGAGTAACTGGGGTAGGGGTCAATCTTACAAAAGATTCTTTTCAATCCAACGAACTTAGATCTGATAGACAGATTTCAGACCTTAGACATGGTATGCAGTCTATTTCAGGCGATATTCCGGTAGAACTTTCTTATGATTCATTTGATGATATTATTGAAAGTGCAATGTATGAAGATTGGACATCTTCTGAAACTATTATAACAGGGACAACTGAAAAATCATTTACATTGCAAAAATATTTTTCTGATATTACACAATATCATGTTTTTCCCGGTTGT